AGACGCGACCAGGAACAGCACATCCGGATCGTCGATGATCCACGCGGTCACGGTCGCAGTGGACAGGCTGGCACCCAGCGAGACGCCGGGCCAATACTGGGATTTGACCGGAAGGGCCTTGAGGCCGCCGCTCGAAGGATATTCGCACCCCCAGAAGATGCCAGCGATCTGCCCCGATACCGAGGGGGCGATCACGATGTTGCCGCCGGTGCCCTCATTGTAAACGGGGTCGCCGCGGAACAGGGCGGTGGTGTAGTTGTAGGCGATGGTGCGGCGGCGCAGCCCGAAGTTCGGGGTCACGCCGGCAACGGAACCGTACGGCTGAAAGCCGAACTGGAACTGGACGTTCGCCACGCTGGCGGTCTCCTGGTCAGGACCATTCCTGCGCCCCAGGCTTCGGGGCCAAGCGATCCAAGGGAGACCGCCATCGGCGCGATGGCGGTTGCCTATTTAGGCATCGGGCACCTTATACCCGTTCCTGCCGGGGTTCAAGTATCTTTTTTTGACACCTATTCCACCTGGATTTCCATGGTTCCGGATTCCCGCCGCGTTACCGGCATCGTCTTCGGGTTGGCATCGCGCGGAGCGGTTCCGGGAGGAGCGTAAATCAACTGATCGTTCATATCGCGGACCCGAGCCGATGCCGCCTGGGCCGCCATGTGACGCTTCAGGCGATTCACGCGCTCAGGGATTTCGTGCAGCATCATGCCGTCAACGATAATTGGGCCATCGGTTCCGGGGGGCATGAAGCGGCCATCGTGACGCCGGGCCGGCACTGATCGCCAGCCCTGCATCTCGGCCTCGGCCAGTCGGGCGTTGTCGGGCTTGCCGTAAACGTCACACCTGATCCACTGATAGGCCATGCCGTCAGGGATGAGATGGCGAGGAACGGCCCACTTGTCGCCTTCCTTCTGCTCGGACAGGAAGGACAGGATTTCCTCGTCGGTCATGTTGTCGAAGTCGGGGCCAGCGCGAAGAGGATCGCGCAGCGGCTCGCGAAGAGATTCTTGCTTTATCATCATTCTGTTCCTCACCTACGCCTATAAGGCCACTCTCCGCGAGCGGAGAGGCGTTGCTTCTCGGCAGCGTAATCGGCGGGATCGACCCCCATCCACTCGGCTGCCGTCTTGTCCTCGGCGCTGACGTACACATCGCCCGGCCGAACCTTGCCGCCGGGCTGCGGCGCTTCCCTGCTTGGGGCGGCGGCGGTGGGAGGTGCGTTGCGCGGAGATGGTGTGGCCGGAGTTTCGGGTGGCCGGTAGGTGGGAGATGCTTCCGGCTGGGCCACGCCCGCCTCCTGTTTGATGAGGTTGAAATACTCCTGAGTATCGACAGCGAGGCCGCGCCCGCGAGCCAACGCCTCGGCTCCAGTCATGCGCCGAAACGCCGCTTCATCGGTGAAGAACTGTGGGTTCTCGCGTAGGAAGGCGGCGGTAGCGTCGGTGCGGCTGGCAAGGAAGGCATCCCGGCTCGGCGCTCGCAATTCCCCCAGAATGGCCCGTTCGGTGGCAGTGCCGGCCTGCGGCTGCGACGGCCGTTGCTGTGGGGGCGGCTGAAGCCTGGTTCCACGCTGCTGTTCATATTGCAGCTTGCCGCGCTCCAGTTCCCCGACCTCAAAGCCGAGACGACCCAACCGTTCGGTGATCTCGGCAATTCGACCGAAATCCCCAGCCTCGCCGGCTGTTTTCATCTCGGACTTGAGAGATTGAACCTCGCCTTGAGCGGCACCAAGGGCGGTCACGATAGCAGTAAAGCCGGTATCCTCGGCACCCTGCGCCACGCGGGCAGCGTGTTGCTCGGCCGCCTGCCGAGCGCGGGCCTCTTCTTCGGCGCGACGATCGGCCTCGCTGGCTCGGTTCTTCCAACGCGCCAGTTCAGCCGCGGCTTGTTCGGCAGCATCAGCAGGAGGCGCCGGTTTCGCCGGCCTGTCGGTAGGATCGGCGACAGGGGGCGGCGTATCGGGAACGCCCTCGCTGCGCCGTTCGAGGATTTCACGGATACCAGGCGCGTCGCCGGTAATCGGGTTGACCCGAAGGGCTTCCGGGATTTGGGTTTCGCTCATGGTCTAAAACACCGCGTCGGGACGGGGCAGCACCATCTTGATGCCACGCTCGCTGTCCATGACGATGCACTCGATACCCCAGATGCGGGTGCGGAAGCCTTCGCCGCGGCGGAACATCACCCAGTCACCGACCGCGCAGCGGTCTTCCGCCCTGAAGATGATTTGGTCGTTGTCCTCGTAGCAGTGGGGGCCAAGTTTCAGCACCAACGCCGAAACGCCCTGCCACTTGTCTTCGTTCACCACCGCGTCGGGGATGATGATCTCCAACCCGTTCGCTAGTTTGCGGGTCTTTGGTCGGACCCAGACGGCAAGTAGGATGCGGTTGAGGGGGAGTGTAATCGTCGAGAGATCGCCAACGGCGGCGAAAATCTCTGCCTTGGCAGCGGCGAAGAACTCGTCGGGGTTCTCAACGTGCCCAAGGGCTTCGCTCTTTTGCTCTGAGCGCGTGCCCAGAACCACTAGCGACGGGGCGCCCGCCGCAGAACTTGATTTCACTGACGCTTCTCCTTGTCTTCTGTTAAGTCGATGATGATGGCCCGGAGGCGTTCCAAGCCCTTGATGTAGCCGACCCGTTGCCGATAATCAGCCAAGTCGGCAGCGCCCCCGCCGACGACGATCTTGCCGGCCTCGGCAATCTCGTCGTCGATCTGGGCCTTCAGGTGATCCAGGATTCGCGGGTGGATCAATGCTTGCCCTCGGCCTTTTCCAGCCGCCCTTCACCACTCAGCGCCCCCGCCGTCATCCGGCCGCCACGGGCACGAGGCAGCATCGCCCCGGCAGGAGGCGCACCAGGAGGCATCGGCGCCATGCCGCCCACGGGCGCACCCATGGGACGAGGAGGCATGCCAGCGCCCGGAGGCATCGCAGCGGGCGCACCCATCGGAGGGCGCGGCGGAACTGGAACCGGAACCGGCTGACCCCCACCGGCACCGCCAGACGGCATGACGATGTTGACGATGGTTTTGCCGCCATGCTTGCCGGGGCGATCGACCTTGCCGCCGCGGGCACGGCCCTCGATCTCGCCGCCGTGTTTCTTCTCTTTGCCGATCAAGCCGTCCTTCTTCAGAACTTTGGCGATCAGCTTCTTGTCGGCCTTCTCGTCCTCGACGGCGGTCAGGACGCGACCGCCCTTGGCGCGATGTTCGGCGGCGCGCTTGTCGTGGCTCTCCTTGGCGGCAGAGCGGATTTCATCGAACTTCATGGCGACGACTCCTGTTGTGACGACATGGCCTGTAGGCCCGCAATGCCGGAGGCGTGGGCGTGGTCCTTGTCCTGCATACCCGCCTCGTGTGTACGCTGGATCGCTGCTTGTTCGCTGTCTGTGCTGTTCTTAGCGCCGGCCTTCGCTAGATCGGAACCGATCTTCTGTTGGGCGTTGCGCTGATTGATCTGAGCAATTTCAAGGTGGGACTGCCGGTCAGCATCGCGCTCCTGCGATTCGGTCAGCATCTCAGTGGCGCGGAACTGACGTTCAGCCGCCTTCTCTTGAAGACTCGCCTTAGCCTCGGCCCCTGTCGCCTGCGTCTCGGCCACTGCCTGCTGGGTCTTCGCCTGCGTCAGCGCCGCTGTGGCTTGGGCCTGTTGCGTCTTGGCGGCGGTCAACTGTGGGTCGTCGCCCTTGCCTGGGGGCGGCTGGCTCATCGCGGCCTTGGCCTGATCGACTTCGGCTTGGCTGGCAAGGATGCCCTCAGGATCGGGGATGCCGACCATCCGCATGAACCGCAACGCCGTATCGCGTTCGTGGAAAAGATAGGGGGCAGTCTTCGCCAGTTCCATCATCGACCACGCCACCGCAATCCGCTGGACCTGCGAGGCGGTGTTGGGATCGGCCATCGGCACAAGTTCGCTATTGTCTAACGCCGACAGGAACTCATCTTCTTCCCATTGCCGGGCCGGCTTTGGGTTGAAGCGCCATAAAGCTCCGGGGTTTTCGCGGAATCGCTGCTTCAACAACCGAAACTCCTCGGCCTGACTGCGGTGCAATCCTTTGAAGACGCCCTTGATCGGCTTCAGGGCTTGCTCGATCTGGGCAACCATGGTGCCGACCGGCATGTTGGCCGCCCCTTCGGAGAGTGGGACCGACGCTTCGCCGCCCAACGCCCGTCCAGACTCCTCGATGTGCTGAATAAACTGCATAAACCCAGCATCGGGAGACTTGTACGGCATGTTCGATACGACTTCACCGATCGGCTTGCCGCCGGTTTTGATCGGGACGCCGCCGCCCGGCGGAACGCGGAACTGGTTAGTGATCTGTTTGCCGACATCATCCGAATAGAGGAATCCCGGGAAGTTGGCAAACATCCCAGCATCAATAAACTCCCGAAATGCAGCGGTCAAAGCCCGAACCGTATTACCGAGAACATGGACCAGGCCAAGGGCGTAGAAGCCAAGGGCGTTAATATAGAAATACGGCACAATCTCTTCGCGCGCAAGTTTCAGTTCGTCGGTTTCATCCCAGTTCCTATAGATAGCCAGAATTTGCCGACTATCGAGATCGAGAACAATTCTGTATGGATTGAAGTCATCGTCCTCGATATCGCGCTCGGTGCAGCATTCATAGATGGTGTGAAGGTGGTCGGATGGCAGTTGCGAGTATGCGGTCAGCCCGGCGGCCCTCGCCTCGGCTTCCTCCAATGGGTCTTGCTTCGCCACGGGCTGTCCAAGTTCGACATCCCGGTAAATCTTGGCTTTGACCATGCGACGCAGAATGTTGTGCCGCATCTTGATCCGATGAGTGACACGCGCCGCATTACGCAGATCGGTGGCATTGTAGTCAACGATCAAGTCATTGACATCAATGGATTCCGATACCGGACGCTTGCGGAGAGGACAGTGATAGACCTTCTTGAACCCGCAGCCGAATAGTCCAACTCGGAACGCCATGCGGGTCGTATCTGGGTAGTACTCGCTGGCCGTCACGGTCAGGTAGTGGTTGAGGTCGGACTGCAACGCCATTGCCAGATCGGCAGAGGTGGCACCGGGAATTTCCTGGTCCATCGGCGTTCCGGTCGGCGGCTCCGGGGTGTCGTCACGGACCTTGACCGGGCCATCGGCTGGAAGCAACTCAGCCACGAAGTCGGCCTGAAAACGGATGGCTGATTGCAGCAATAGTGGGTGCCGGAAGGTGCTAGTGCCCTCGACCGGAGCCGATGTGTCGTTGGCAGCGGAAGCGGCATCCTCGATCCTGGTGCCGAGCATTTCCACCGCTTTGCCAAGGCTTTCGAGGTATTCGCGCCGGCTCGTATCGTCGGCCTGAATCTCCCGCAGGAGATCATCGGCAAGCGCCGATAGCTTGTTGAGGTCCAACGTATCGGCCAGATTGTCGCCGTGCTTGTCGGTCGTCGTTCGTTTCTGCCGCCAGTCCGTCCGGATAATGACGCCGCCCTCGGGCGTGGGGATTTGGAGGCGCCCCTTGTCATCAAGGACGCCTTCCATGCCGTCATCGGTCAGGATTTTGCGCGCCGCTTTTGCCACTATGGCATCCTCACGGCGGCGATCCCAAACCCGGCGCGGGCGCGGTACGTCGCGATAAGGCCCCAAGCGGCACGCAGGGAACCGGATGTCATTGTAGGCCGCTACGCCGGGGGCGTCAAGGAAAGGACGCGCTCAAGGAACGTCGTCCTGATCCGGCTGATGTGATCCCGATCCAGCATCGGCGCCATCCGCGCGATCTCGGCGGCAATCTCGGCATGAGACAGGAGCGCCGCCGCCTCCGGGGCCGGGTCAACGCCACCTCGGATGGCGTGGTCCTAGCCTTGGATCATGGCTTGTTCGAGTGTCAACATCCCGTCCTCGCTACCGCCAACTCGGCGTCTTTGAACTTCCGAACGCCTCGCCGCACCAAATGGGCGGCATCAACGAGGCTTTGCGTCGCCCATGCGACTTCCCGGATTTCCTGTGGTTGCGCGTCAAAGGCATCCATCCGGCTCTCCGCCGCCATCTTCTGCTTCAGGTAGGTCATCCGCGAGTTCTGGTCCACGTAACCCTCAATGGGCGGGAGGGCGGCGGGGATGGCGCGGTGGCGTTTCATCCCACATCACCCCGGATACAGTGGTTTCGGCACGACCTGGTTGCGCGCCAGCGTCGCTATGTCGTCGTCATGCCAACGTTTTTCCTGCTTACGGTAAAGTATCCCACGCTCTCGGAAGTGACGAAGACACTGGGAAAGAGCGTCAACGCGATCATCATGGCGCCCCCGGGGGAAGATAGCCGCTTCGTCGATCATATCTTCTGCCCAGGTTGTATTTGGGCGCCATATCAATCCTTCTTCGAACAGGTGCGTTATTGCATGGACGCGCGCCACCTTTCCTCCGGCCGGTGTCGGATCAACGAGTATTGTCCCCCAATCCGACCTTTGGTAGTTTCGCAGAATTTCCTGTTGCACCGAATGGCCGTTGGCCTTGTTCTCGATAAGCAGGGTATCGACGCGGTACTTGTCGCAGGTTTTGGCGACGCGCTGGACAAGATCGTGCATCTTCAGGTGGTCGATCCAGACGTTCATCAGCATGACGGCCTGCTGGCCGGTCTGCGGCACTTCCCAGATTCCCATGACGACAAGGGCCGAGGGATCGTTCTCCGTTTTGTCGGTCAGGGCACAGTCCAGCGAGGCGGCAACATACGAGAATGGCGGAAACTTCAGCTTGACCGCCGTGGGGTCTTCATCCGGTTTGCCGTAAAGTTTCCACCAGTCCCGCTTGATGATGGCACCCCCTCTGGGCTCCGGATGCTGCTGAAACTGGCCGGCCCAGGCGTAGTCGGTCATGGTCTCCTTGAGTTGAGCCGAAGCCTCGGCGCTGAAGCGTTCCGGCCAAAACAAGTCACCCTTGATGGTGCGGGGGTCTTTCCATCCGATCTGCGTTTCGCCACACGTCCAGTCGGGGTCATACTCCATCGGCACCATGACGTAGCACCAGCGGTCCCCACCGCGGGTCGGGTCGAGTAGGAACCCAGTGGCATCCTCCTGATGGGTGCGTTGCTGGATTAGGACAATGGCCGACTTCTCAAGGTCATTCAACCGGGTCGGCATAACTTCCGCCAGCCACCTATTAGTATTGTCTCGTATAACCTTACTCTCAGATTCGTTGATATTGTTTGGATCGTCTATGATGAAAATGTCTCCGCGCATTCCGGTAATAGAACCGCCTACCGATGACGCGACCTTCCACCCAGTCTTGTCGTTTGCTAAACTTACCTTGCTGTCGTTCGCCTTGAAGAGATGCCCCCAGTACTTTTGATACTCAGGGGATGAGATAAGCACTCCCATGCGGCCGTTGTCGCGCTCGGTCAAGGTCTGAGAATACGCCGCCGTCAGGAACCGCGTGCTGGGTTTGTTCTTCGGACCCCATACCCACGCCGGCCAAAAAACGTTCGTGATTAAACTTTTCGTTGAGCCAGGAGGACAATTCGCAATGATCCTGGTAACGTCACCATTAGTTACCGCCTCCAGGTGCCGGCACCACGACCGAGGCCACCAGCCGTCAGCGAACGGCGTCGATGGTTCCAGCACCGGCCACATCAGCCGGACGAAGTAGTGCAGCGATTCCTCGGCGCGGCTGATCCACATCGACTCGGCTTGGGCAGCGGTCAAGGGGAGGAGCATCTAGCGGCCGATCTCCATCAAGTCATCGTCCTTCCGTTCCATCTCCCGGCGCTTCGCTTCGTCGCGTATCCCCTTCAGCCGCCGCACGGCGCGGTTGTGCATGTCCACGGCATCACGGGAGCTTTGGGTAAACCGGGGGCCGCTGATCTGGAGCGCATCGTACAACGCCCGGAAGTGCGTCATCAGCAGCGTCAACTCGGCGGTGGTCAGCGGGGCCTCGGTGACAAGGGCGTTCGCCATCTCGGCCCCGACAGGACGACCGACGGCTCTCTCGGCGGCGGCTTTGAGATCGTGGTCGCTCATGCGGCAAAGCCCCCATTGCCATCAATGACCCTCGCCACCGAACCACCCAGCATCCCCGCCTTGGCGGCGGCGGCGCGCTGCATCTTGGCATTGAGGTCGATCTTGGTCCGGGCGATGTACTCCATGCCCTCCATCTCGGCCGTCCAATCCACGGCAACGAAGGCGGCAACATCGCCGGTATCGGCGTGCAGCGTCTTGCCGTAGTCATCGGCCAAATGAACGGCTTCG